ACGGTTATGGTGCAACGCAGATCAGCAACACTAACCTCAACCGTTTCATCCACTGTCAGGAACCAAAGATGAACATATACTTTACTGGAGACGACTGGGCTATATCTGGCACCGTGACCAATCCGGATGGCACTGCATTCAATCTCACCGCAGCTACACTTTCGATTGCTGTGGTGAACGAGTTTGACACGGTCGTTGGTGCGGCGCAGTCCGGTACAATAGTTAATGCTCTTTCTGGAACGTGGTCTTGCACAATTCCCAAGACACTGACCGCTACTGTACCGACCGGGTATGCGTGGTTCCAATTGCAAGTCACTCAAGGTTCCCTCAAGCAAGAATACTGTCTCGACACCATAGCAGTAGAAAAAGGGTTAATCGCATGAGACGTCCTCGCGTAATCGTAACGGCGATTCTCGGAACTCAGGAACAGGTATCAGTCGAGAGGGTGAAGGCGGCAACTCGCGTAACTGATAAGTCCGAAGAACCTCTGATCGAAGGGTACATTACCAGTGCGCGTGAGATGATCGAACAACTCACTGGTAGGGCTATCCGCCAGAAGACCATGACAGCATCCTTCGACTGTATAGGGGCCACGTTCCCGTGGTGGGACGGCGTGGTCGAATGCGCTATCAGTGCGATGGGGATTCCTGCGTTCGAACTTCCGTATGCTCCTCTCGTCAGCGTTCAACAAGTTCGTATGTACGACGTAAACGACACCGCACAAATTGCGTCTGCAACAATCTATCGTGTTGATATTTCGTCCCAGGATTCGCCGGGACGAGTAATCCTAAAGAACGGCTACGCATGGCCAGTCGTCGGGCGCGATCTCAACGGAATAGAAATTGATTACACGGTTGGATACGCTACGGGACTTACTCCATCGCCCCTTCTTCTGGCTATCCAGATGCTTGCGTCTCATTTCTACACGAATCGCGGAGATTGTGGCACGCCGGAGAAGTGCGTTACGGATGCAGGTTGTGGCGGATTGATAAACACCTACCGGATTGAAAGGGTGACGGCGTGAAGATGCTCTGTTCTCAAGAATTGAATCGCCGTATTTCAATTGAACGCCCGGTCCTCACAGACAACGGTTCCGGTGGTGCCACCGTGGTATGGATGAAGGTATGCGAGACATGGGCAAAGATGCGTCCCGCGCGTGGGGTAGAGCGCATTGCACATGGACAGCTGACAGCCACCACGATGGAGACGATCACCATCCGCTACATTGCTGAGCTTGACGAGAGGTGGCGTCTGAACTTCGAGGGCAGACTGTTCAATATCCGGGACATCGCTGACTTAGAAGAACGCCACATCTATCTGGAACTTTCCTGCGAGGAAGGCGTTGCGCAATGAACCTGAAGGCCGCTTTCAAGAAAGCTGATCTTCGACGCTTGAACGACAAGCTGCGCAAGATGGATGTTGATATGCGCAAGGAGTCCACGAAGCAGCTTGTGAAGGCCGCAATGGCGATCCGTAACGACGCAGTACGTTCCGTAATGGGACCACCAAAGACTGGTGAAATATATGGAAAGCATCAAGCTTCTGCACCAGGAGAATCACCCGCAACCGATACTGGCAATCTCGCTGGATCGATAAACGTAACATCGGACAAGGACCGTGTAATGGCTACGGTTGTCGTGAGTGCCAATTATGCAATGGCGCTGGAGTTCGGAACGCGCAACATGGAGGAACGCCCATTCATGCGTCCGGCTATTGAAAACAACAAACATCTCCTCCCGTCCGGAATCAAAGACGCATTCAGCGTCGCAAAACCCAAGAAAGGATAGCCCATGGCTGTCACTCCTCTCACCATTTCATCCGTCAATCGATCCACCGGCTTGCTGCAAGCACTCGCTGCCGCGAATACCGATGGCTCGACGATCGTCAATGACGGCAAGGTGTTCCTTATCGTCGCCAACGCCGACGGTTCTCCAACGAACGTCACCGTTGCCTGGGGCGTGAACGGCGCGGTTGATGGCGTCACTCCGACCGCTCGCGTGATCGCTGTCGCAAATGCAACCACGCGAATAATCGGCCCCTTCCCTCCGTCGTCCTACAACGATGCGACCGGCCTTGTCACCTTCACGTTCTCCAAGGTGACGTCGCTCACCGTCCAGGCCGTCAAACTGGATCCGGCGATATAGCGTGGCATACGATCCGACACTTCCAACGCTTGTCGCCCTTGTGGCGAAATTGCGAGCGGACACAGCCGTTGCGGCACTCGTGTCGGATCGTGTATTCGACGCGATGCCTCCCCAGAGTACAGCGTATCCGTTCATCTCCATCGGGAGTTGGACGATGGTGGACCTCGGGGAAAAGGACGTTCCCGGTAACGACTCAACGGTGGTCGTCCACTGCTGGGCACGTACCGGAACGAAGGGGGCTGCGCAATTAGCAAATGTAGTGTACAATTCACTGCATGAGAAAGATTTAACTGTTTCAGGATTCCAGGTTGTCCTTGTTCGGCATGTATCCACGATGCACATGCCGGATACCGATGGGAAGACCCATCACGCAGCCGCGACGTATCGCATCGAAACCACAACGCCTTCAAACCCATAAGGAGCCACACACATGGCCAACGAGAAATACAAGGGTCGCAGCTTCCTCGTCCAGATCGAGGACACGCCCAGTTCCGGAACCTACACCACCGTCAGCTCGATGCGCAGCACCAGCTTGACCATCAACAACTCTCTTGTTGATGTCACCGAAAAGGACGGCGCACCCTGGCGCGAGGTGCTCGCGTCCGCTGGCCTGAAGTCACTCAGCATCACCGCCGCAGGACCCATCAAGAACACCTCCATCATTCGCCGACTGATGGCTTCCGTCTTCAGCACATCGGGCGGTGATCTCCTCAATTACAAAATCGTCTCCGGCTTTGGCGATACCATCACCGGGGCGTTCCTCGTCACCGGCATCGACCGTGCGGGCGAATTCGCCGGTGAAGAGACGTACAGTTTGAAGCTGGAGTCGTCCGGCACGATGACTTACACTCCCGCCGCGTAACATGCTGATGGCCAGTGGGTTGCATGCGACCATGATTGCAGGCGTTTGCGGCCCATCCTAGCCACCTTGGTCCGGTATGGACCAAAGGCCCCCTACCACCCCCGATCTCGCTCCCAGCGAGTCGCCACAAGGCACCGCACCCCATGGAACCCAACCCCCTGCGCTCAGAAGTGGCCGTGGTCATAGGAGGAAAGTCCTACGCCATGCGCCCATCGTATTCTGCAATCGTGAAAATCGAAAAGGCGTTGAATACCCGTCTCATCAAATTGATGGAGCGGTTGCAATTCAGCGACATCGGCGTTGAAGACGTCGCGACGATTATCACGTGCTTCATCAACGCCAACCCGGAGAATCCTGGGAAGGTGACGGTGGAACAGATCGGTGATAAGATAATCGAGGAAGGATTCATAAACTTCCTGTCTCCGCTTGCTGAAGTGTTCGGGTATATCGTCAAGGCCAGCCCAAAGAACAAATCCGAGGAGCAATCGGGAAAAGTGGGGACGAATCCGCAATCGAGTGGAGCGGCTTCGTAACGGCAGCAACACTCGAATTCAACCTTTCTCGCGAAGACGCGTGGGGACTCACCCCAGGAGAGTTTTGGGAAATGTATAACTGGAAGGATGAACAGAATAGACGATCGAAGACGGGTGGCGTAATCCCGATGACGCAGGCTGAGGCTGATGAGTTCGAACTGGATCTCAAAACGAAGGGCTTCATATGAGCGTGATCGAACATCTGGCTGTAGAGCTTACCCTGGAGGGTGCAAAGTTCACAACTGAACTGTCACGTGCGTTAAGCCTTACGGAGAAGATGTCGAATCAGTTCACCGTTAACTTCTCCAGGATGGCGAAAGAACTGGAGCACGTTGGGAAGATCGCCGCTGGTGTTGGCATTGCTTTAGGAGCGGCCGTCGCAACCGGAATTGGAGCGATGGCAGTCCAGGCATTCGAGGCAGGAGACAAATTAAACAAGATGGCGGACCGTCTTGGGGTCAGTGTCGAGTGGTTACAAAAGATGGACTGGGTTGCACGACAGACCGGAACGTCTCTGGAAACCGTTACCAGTTCGTTTCGCTTTCTGGGACGGGCGATGGTGGAAGCGGAAGACCCTGCATCAAAGCAGGCAATTCTTTTCAAACAACTGGGACTTTCTCTCAGTGACCTGAAGAACATGAAGCAAGAGGACATGTTCACCGCAGTGGCGGACGCTCTCAGCAAGGTCGGAGACCAGTCCCAACGCACGACGGCGATGATGACCCTTTTTGGGCGTGGCGCGGCTGAAATGGGTCTGCTGATCAAGGGCGGCGCTGAAAAGATGGAGGAGTTGAAAAAGCAGATCAACGACACGGGCACCGTACTCGGAAAGCAGGATTACAATAAACTCGAAGCGGCTGCGGACGCTCTTGAGTTAATGGAACAATACGGAAAAGGAGTGGCAAAGGTAATTGGCGCTGAATTGTCTCCAGTCGTCGTTCAACTCGTTAATGACTTCACCAAGAATGAGAATGCTATCGATAATGTTCGAGACGCAATGAAGTGGTTGGTTGATAATACTCTTAAGGGATTAGCCGTGATGATCGACACGGTTCACATCTTTGGTATCGCTTGGGCATTTGTAAAAGCCTCGGTCGCCAGTTTAAGCGTAGTAATCTATGAGTTGAAGGACTCATTCTCTTGGATCTTCGGTTGGGTTGGCGAACGTGCTGGAATGTTCGGAGACGCCTTGCAGGCCGAGTTCAATAAATGGGCAGCAACATTCGAAATGTTGTGGGTAGGACTCAAGGGTGTTGTCCAATTAACGATGAACGGTGTGACTGCCATCGTAGGAGCGGCACTTGTTCTGATAGGACAGGCTCTGGATTATCTTCCAGGAAGTGTCGGTAAGAGCGTGGAAAACGCCGGACGTAGAATGGTGGCCGGGACAAGCGCCAGCACCGAACAGGTTGTTGCTGACAACAAAGCGGCCGCATTGAAAGTGGCCGATGCCTGGACTGTAGCGGCAGATAAGTTGAATGCCGTAATTAGTGACCCAGGCAGGATGCCGGACATGGCGAGTGGATACAAGAGTGAAGCGAACAAAACGGCAAGAATGTTGGAAACTGAAGCGTGGGATATGTTTAATGACGCACTGAATAAACCATTTTCTGGGCAGTCCATAATCGAATGGGGTGAACGCGCACGCAAGAACTTGAATGACTCAACTGTTCCGTCAGATGCTAAGAAAAAGGCTCCTAACGATATAGAAATTGATACTGATGTTGATAGACGCGCAAAGATACTTGAAAATCTACGGAAACAGACTGATAGCGAAACAGAAATTGAAATGCAAGCCTATAATGAACGGATAGCTGCATTGGCTGAATTGAAACAAAGTGATTTCGATGGCGAAGAAGAACGCATGCGGTTACGCGAGCAAATAGAGCAACAGCATAATGAAAAGATGCTGGCAATAACCGACTCTGCGGCTGCCGCACAATCAAAACTTTGGAAGAGTGGATTCCAGGGGAAGATGTCAATTGCCAGTCAGTATCTAGGGAATATCGCAACCCTAATGAACAGCAAGAATAAAGAAATGTTTGAGATCGGTAAAGTGGCAGCGTATGCGCAGACAATCGTCAATACCGCACAAGCGGCCATGTCGAGTTTTCGGTTCGGGGCTGAAATAGGAGGGCCAATTCTCGGTGCGGCATTCGCAGCTACAGCGATTGCCGCAGGTATTGTGCAATTACAGACGATTCAGTCAGCCTCATTCAGTGGAGGCGGATCAGTTAGCTCTGGAGGTGGCGGCGGTCCTTCTGGTGCTCCAGTGCCTGGTGAATTGAATAATACGGGCATTCCTTCCATGCAGTCTATCACCCCACAGCAAATCAATATCTCAATTGAAGGCGAATTCGTGTCCAGGGATGCAGTTCTCAAGCTCATAGATCAAATCAATGAAGCGCGTAAAGACGGCGCAACCATAAGGGCTGCATGACATGCAAATTCTTAGAACGATCATACCAGTAACGCTGTGGCCAAGCAAGGCTCCGTGCATCGCGTACGACAATGTCTTTGCGCGGGTTGGAGACTTGCCGAATGGTGTTTTCGTCGCGGACGCTGATGACGGGGTGCACGTAAAGGAAAACCTTCTTGATGGAAAGGAATTTACCTACTGGAGTCCCGGTTCTTCCGGCGTTCATTACCTGTATTTCTACTCCCTCGTCAAGACAGAGGTGAACTATATTGCTCTGCATGGGCATTCGATGAGCACATTGGGAAACGTCTATATCCAGGTGATGTACAAGACCGCACCAGGAGCGTGGACGGAGGTAGCCGATAAGTATGTAACCGATGCCGGTCCAATCATGCTCTCGTTCCTCCCCGTGAGAGCAAAGGAGTGGAAGATTCAGATCACGTCTCCCAGTAATTATCGAATAGCGATTGCATACATCGGAAGATCGATGGTTATGGAAAGAGGGTGTTGGTCCGGGTTTACTCCTCCATGGATGGGAAGGGTCGCCGAGTCCATAACGAATGTAAGCGAGAGCGGATCATTGCTCGGCAGAAGTTTCCGGCGCAAGGGAATCAAGTTCTCGATGGACTTCACGAACATATCGCAAGTCTTCATCAGGGACGAATGGATGCCGTTCGTACAGTCCGCTGAATCATTGCCGTTCTTCGTGCAATGGAACTCACTCGACTATCCTTTAGACGTTGCGTTCTGTTGGGTGAATGACGCCAGCAAGGATTTCAAGCATCCAAGGTATTCGAGCCATAGCCACATGTCGTGCGGGGTTGACTGCACAGGTCGTGTAGAATGACTTGGGATGTCGAACGTAATCGGTTCGGAAGCAATCCGTGCAACGTTGTTGAGATTGATTTCGATCTATGTCAGAACGTATACGGCATATCACCCTGCACCGCTACTGAGGCAAATAAATGCTACAACACGTTCAAGACATGCAGAGACAAACCGAATTTCATAAAGATCATAAAGACCTACCGGTTTTCTGATATACTCCTTGATCCAGACGCAGATTCATTTCCATCTTTGATTAGCGTCAAGACTTCACCAACAAGAATCGATCCAGCAAAAGGTCTCGGCGTCCGCGCTTCGGTGACCATTCAAATAATGGATCACACTCATAGTGATTCTGGGATAGATCCGTATCTTTCGACTCGCACATACGATCCATCGACCCAGGGAACCTTCTGGGGGAGACTGATTGCCAGGAATCGCTATTACATAGGGAGACCGATACGGATCATAACCGGATATCTGGTTAACGGCATATACGACGAAGACAATTTCAAAATATCTCACTTTGTCATTGAGCGAATAGAAGGCCCGGACAGCAAAGGAATCGTCACAGTCACTGCGAAGGATCCATTGAAATTAGCGGATGACGAACGCACGCAGGTTCCTGCCGTTACCAAAGGGCTTCTGACTTCAGACATCACATCAGGATCATCAACTTTCACCGTCACTGCAACCACAGGTTCAGCGTACGGGTCTTCTGGAACAGTGCAAATTGACGATGAGATGATCAATTACACGCGATCAACGGACACGTTTACCATTGCATCACG